GTAAGAAACAAATGCGGCAAGAAAGGCAAAGGAAAGGGCCGTAAATGAAAGTATAAAATGAAAATATTCCGCTTGCTGAAAAAGATTGATGTCCGGGACATCCTTTTTGTCGGGGGTTTTGCCCTTATGGGCTATGGCCTTTTTCTTTTTCTTCCATGGGTATCTTTTACCGTCTGCGGTGGGCTCCTTATCGCCCTGAGTATCACCATGCGAGGCCGTGACTAATGGGTATCGTATCGCGCATACGTCCACAGGCCCGTTTCTCCGAATATACAGAGAACCTTATACGCGAAATCTATGGCGGGTTTTCAACATCCTCCGGCGTGTCTGTCACGAGCGACACCGCGATGAGGCTCATTACCGTGCAGAATTGCATAAGGCTCCGCGCCTTTGTCATAGGGCATCTTCCATGCCATATCATGGAGAAAGACGGAAAGAACCGCAATGTGGCCGAAGATTTTTATCTGTATGAGCTCCTGCACGACCAGCCGAACTCATGGATGACGGCACAGGATTTCTGGTCCATGTGTGAGGCGCATGTCAGCCTGCGCGGCAATTTCTACGTTTACAAGGCCCAGTTGCCGGGGCGCCCTATCCGCGAGCTTATCCCCTTGAAGCCGGGGGCCGTACAGGAGGTAGTCCAGCATCCGGATTATCGCCTGACATATAAGGTCGCCATTGAGGACGAGCAGGCGGTAAGGGCGGCATACGATGACGGCTACATTACCGCGGCAGGTTCGCAGATCAAGGAATTCCCGCAGGAGAAGATAGCGCACTTCCGGGGGCCTACATTGGACGGCATCGTCGGCATGAATCCCATACAGTATGCAAGGGAGACAGCAGGGCTCGGGATCGCAGAAGAGCGTTTCCTCGCGCGGTCAATCGGAAAGGGCCTGCATCCAGGAGCGGTAATAAAACATCCATTACCACTCAACGCCCCCGCACATGCGTCCCTGCGCGAAAATCTGAAGAAAAAATATGCAAAGCTTGGTCAATCATGGGATTTCATGCTCATTGACGAAAACATGGACGTTGTATTCCCGCAGGTCAAACTCGTGGATGCACAGTATCTCGAACAGATGAAGATGAATGAGGCGCAGATATGCGGCCTTTACCGGGTCCCGCTCATGCTTATTCAATCTGGAGATAAAGCGCCGACTTATGCAAGCGCGGAACAGTTTTTCCTGAACTTTTCAATTACTGGTATAACCCCCGATTGCGTGAACTACGAAAAAACGATCCGGCGCGATCTCCTGACCCCCGAAGAACGGAAAAAATATTATGCGAAATTCAATATTGACGGCCTTCTCCGCGGGGATTTCAAGACTCGCATGGAGGGTTTTCAGATTGGTGTTAATGCTGAAATTCTTAGCCCCAATGAAGCGCGGGAAAAGATAGACATGAACCCATATGAAGGCGGAGACGAATTCAGAACCCGTACAAGTTCCGTGAAGCAGGACAAGCAGGAGGTAAAAGAAAAATGAAACTCAATTATCGCAATCAGAAGAATGCAGAGGCAACAGCAAAATTCTGGAACAAACCCCTTGATCGTCCTGACTGGTTTAAGGTCCAGGCATCGGCCGAAGATGAGACTGAAATATTGATCTATGACATTATCGGCTGGCCTTTTGTAGAGGCCGCTGAGCTCATCCGTGTCCTGGCAGGCATAACAACCGGGAAGATCCTTGTACGTATCAATTCCCCTGGGGGTGACGTCTTTGATTCCGTCGCTATATATAATGCCCTGAAAGAACACAAGGCCAAGGTAACGACGAGGATAGAGGCCCTTGCAGCTTCGGCAGCTTCATTCATAGCGATTGCTGGCAAGGAAGTACAGGCATACAGCAACGCCATGATGATGATCCACGAGCCGTATGTACTGACAGCAGGCAATCAATACGATCTGAGGGAAGTGGCGGACATACTGGAGAAGATCAGCGGCAGTATGATCGACATTTACGCGGCCAATGCTACACCGGGTAAGCGCGAAATAGCGCAGATGATGAAAGATGAAACGTGGTTAACGGCGAAAGAAGCCAAAGAAAAGGGCTTTATCGACACAATACTTGAATCCGGGAAGGGAGCAAAAGCACAGTTTGACCTGTCCATGTTCGCCCATGCACCCGATGATATATGCGCGAGCAAGGAAGGTCGGGAATTAACGGAGAGAGAAATAGAACGGGCCCTGCGTGATGCAGGGGCAAGCCGTTCTTTTGCTAAAGCAACAGTATCAAAACTGAAACCTCTGCGGGATGTTGAGGCGAAGTCAGCACTTGAAAACCTGATAACGAAAATCTCAAGGAGGTAAGAAACATGAATCAGGAATTGAAAGAAACCATTGAGTCATTGGGCAAGGCCTTTGAGGAATTCAAGGCCGCAAACGATCTGAGGCTGAAAGAATTGGAGAAGGGCAAAGTTGACCCCGTACTGCTCGCAAAAATCGAGAACGCCAATAAGGACCTTTCTGCGATATCAGAGATGAAGCGGCAGCTTGAGGCCATAGAAACCGCCGTTGCAAAAAGCGGATATCCCGGCGGCGGCAAGTCTGAACTCGATAAGATTAAGGTCCAGCACAGAGAAGCCTTCGATCGTTGGTTCAGATCGGGTATTGAAGGCGATCTTAAATCGTTGCAGTTCAAGGCTTCGGCATCGACTCTCGACGATACCGCCGGAGGTTTCACCGTCCCGGAAGAGATCGACAAGGCAATAGACCGCGTAGCAATGACGGTATCGGCCATGAGGCGGATATGTACCGTGAGAAGGATCAGCACAAGCGAATACAAGAAGCTCGTCTCCCAGGGCGGCACCACGTCCGGCTGGGTTGCAGAGAAAGAATCACGTTCCGAAACCAGCACCCCGACCCTCGCACAGATTGCAATCAACACAAAGGAACTTTACGCAATGCCGTATGCAACACAGGAGCTTCTCGACGATTCGGCTCTTGATATTGCCGCATGGCTCGCCGATGAAGTATCCATTGAGTTCCAGGAAGAGGAAGGCGATTCCTTCATTAATGGCAACGGCGTCGAGAAGCCCAAGGGCATTGCAGCCTATACCATGGTTGCCAACGCCTCTTATGCCTGGGGCAAGGTCGGCTATATTGCCGGCGGCCACGCCTCATTGCTCAACAGCGCAGACAAACTCATCGACCTCCAGCACGCCCTTAAATCGGTTTACCGCAACGGAGCCGCATGGCTTATGGCCGATTCCACGTTAGGCAAGATCAGGCAATTGAAGGACGGCGAAGGGAACTATCTATGGAGGCCAGGCCTCGCGGAAGGCGCCCCCGATACCCTTCTCGGCAAGCCGGTTGAGATTGATGATAACGTAGATGCTATCGGGGCCAACAAATACCCGGTATTCTTTGCGAACTTCAAACGGGCCTATATGATTGTAGACCGCATCGGCGTCCGCGTTCTCCGTGATCCGTATTCGGCGAAACCTTATGTAGCTTTCTACACAACTAAACGGGTAGGCGGGGGCATAACCCTTTATGAGGCGATTAAGGCGTTAAAAATCTCCACGTAAGCGGGGATTAAATGAAAATAATTCCAAGGAGGAAGTCATGAAAGACCTTCACAACAAAATATCGGCAGTCTCCCTGCTTGATTCTATCACGGTCAGCACAACGCAGACCATAACCGACATTGACCTCGCAGGATGCAACTCATGTGAACTCTTGTTTAACATTGGCCTCGATGCAGGGACTGGTTTGTCCAGTTCTCACAAGATCGTTTTTGTCCTGTCAGATAGCGATGATGGCACAACCTATACCGCCGTCGAAGATGCGGACATGCTCGGGGTCAGCAGCATCACAAGCGGGACCATTCTGACCATTGATGCAACGGATGAGGATAATGCCCTGTACAGTTTTGGTTATGTCGGGGGCAAGCGTTATCTCCAGATCGTCGGGACCGTAACAGGGACGATCAGTATGCCGATGTCAATCACGCTGGTCAAAGGCCACTTGCAGGATTCACCGGCTGTTTAGCAAGTAAATAATGGGGCGGGGGTTTCCTCGCCCCACAAAATGAGGTGACACGATGAAAAAAATACTTTTTATGATAGTAATTCTGATGTGGGTTTTTGCATCCTCCGCACTTGCCGCCGATGCCACCTACGGCCCGAAGGTTTATCACAAACAGGGCGGCGATGAGGAGGTCGTGGCAGATGGCGGAACCATAACCGTCGAATCCGGCGGGGCTATTACCTTTGAATCCGGGGCCACATTTACCTATGCAAGAGAGCGATCCTTTACGCTCCCCCTGACAGGCTTTGTAAACGCATATGACGCATCGCCCATTGTTGTAACGACTACCGGGTCTCCAGGACTGCAAATTGACGACTATATCCCTAACATTGTGTGGACGGCTGCCGGGTATGCTTCCCCAGTATCCGTAACCTTCAGGGTGCCATCTGACTACTCGGCTGGCGGCGCCTTTAGGCTTATGTGTACGGAATCGGTGAGC